GAAAAGACAATCAAAGATGATATCAATTATTAAAAATTCTATGAAGGAATATGATATGAAAACTGAATTGAAACAATTCACAGATATCATAGATATGGCACTTAATCTAACTCAAAAGAAAAGGTTTTATATTTCAGATTATGGATATTCTAATGTTCGTGAAGTCTTACTAGGTGAACAAGATAAATTAGTTCGTGGTCAAAATTGGGATAAGTTCTATCTTGATAACATCATTTCATGGTGGAAAAAGAAAGCAAGTAAGAGATATGATAAGTTAAAGAGAGAAGATAGATTCAGAAATAAGGTAGAACTATGGACACAAGATGATGACATACAAATCATTCGATAATAAATACTTAAAAAATTTGTGCGAAGAATGAAGACATTTAAGGAGTTCCTAGACGAGAGTAGTCTTTCTAGAATTAAAAGTAAATCTGACAAAGGTGGTATTGCTTTGATGTCTGCGTCAAGAGGTGACAAGTCAAAGAAAGAAAATCGTGCGAGAGCTAAACAACTGGATAAAGATATTCGTGGTAGAGGTTTAGGTGGTGCCACAAAAGTGACTGGATCTTATATGGAGAAAGGTGATGATGGTAAAGAAAGAAAAGTAAAAGAGAGAAGTCATGTAGTTTCATCTGGTAAGATGGGCAAGAGAAAGTTCAAAAAAGAGGTTAAGAAGTTAGGTAAGAAGTATGGACAGGATTCCGTATTGACACAAACAAAAAAAACTGGTACACTATCAGCAACAAGAAAAGGTGGACTCGGCAAATCAAAAAATATCAAATTAGGAAAATTCAAACCACAGGGTAAAAACCCAGAAGGTCAATCTCAAATCAAAGGAAAAACATTTACATACGGATAATGACAACACCACTTTATGATGACTCCAACTGGAGAGAAGAATACAAATCTTTTGCCAGAAACAAAATGGAAATTGAACTACTTGAAAATGGCCCTAAGAGTTTATCTCAATCATGGCATCTTCAAGCACTTTATAGTAATTGGAAAAAGATGAAAGGATATAATAAATTAGACCCAAAAGAAAATGAGGGTCAAATGCAATCATCAATGAAAGAATTTTTTAATAGACAAAAAGATCAAGGTATTTAATGAGCGAATTTATTAAAAGACATATTGGCCCATCAGATGAAGAACAGACTCAAATGTTAGAAGATTTGGGTCTTTCTAGTTTAGATGAGTTAGTAAGAGAAGTTGTCCCCGATTCAATTTTACTCCGTGGTGATAACAATTTACCAAAAGGTTGCAACGAACAAGATGCACTCTTGGAACTTAAAAAAATTGCTAGTAAAAATATACTGAAGAAAAATTTAATTGGTCAAGGATATTATGGTACCATTACTCCACCAGTAATTTTAAGAAATGTGTTTGAAAATCCTGCATGGTATACATCTTACACACCATATCAGGCAGAAATATCTCAAGGTAGATTAGAAGCATTATTTAATTATCAAACACTTATTACAGAACTTACTGGACTACCTGTGGCAAATGCATCATTATTAGATGAGGGAACTGCAGCAGCAGAGGCTATGCTTTTAGCACATGGTCAAAGTAAAAAAAAGTCATTTATAGTTGATAAGGAAATATTTCCACAGACTCTAGCAGTATTAAAAACTAGAGCAGAGGCATTAGATATTCAAATTATACTTGTGGATTATACAGAAGCAATTCCACTTGAATATTTTGAAAAGTCATTTGGTGTATTAGTTCAACTTCCAAACCGTCATGGGACTTTGAGATACCCAGATGCAATCAATCGTATTGCTGACGTTTACAAATGTATGAAGATTGCAATCGTTGATCCAATGTGCCAAGTGTTGATGCAACCTGTAGCAGAATGGGGATTTGATATTGCAGTAGGTAGTATGCAAAGATTTGGTGTCCCGATGGGATATGGTGGGCCTCATGCTGCGTTCTTTGCTATTTCAGATAAACATAAGAGAAAGATTCCCGGTAGAATTGTAGGACAATCAAAAGATAGTCAAGGTAATCCTGCATTACGATTAGCATTACAAACAAGAGAACAGCATATTCGTAGAGATAAGGCAACAAGTAATATATGTACAGCACAGGCATTACTTGCAAATATGGCAGGTTTCTACGCTGCATATCATGGTGCGGAAGGATTGAAGGTTATTGCAAGAAGAATAAGATTACTTCGACAGACTCTCGTATGTCTTTTAAAATGGAATGGATTTGAAGTTGATGAAACAGAGGGATTTGATACTGTCAGATGGAAAACAAATAAACTTATCACAGGATATAATGTTCACTATGAAGATGGGTATGTAACTTTATCTCTTGATGAGTTATCTAATTTTGATACACTGTTTGATATTATTAATTCACAAAAAGATTACACTGCACATAAGGATACAATTATACAGGCATGGGATTATATCGTAGATTATAGGTGGTTAGGTATTCCAGAAAGAACTAAACCTTGGTTGCAGCAAGAGGTTTTTAAGAAGTATCAGAGTGAAACTAATATGATGAGATATATTAATGAGTTGGTGCAGAAAGATTTCTCATTAGTTAATGGTATGATGCCACTTGGTAGTTGCACTATGAAACTAAACGCAGCATCAGAGTTGATGCCAGTATCATGGCCTGAGTTTGCAAATATTCATCCGTTTGCTCCTAGAGATCAAACAATGGGGTATCAAGAAATTATACAAAATTTAAAAGATTGGTTATGTGACATCACAGGGTTTTTTGATGTGTCCCTACAACCAAACGCGGGATCACAGGGTGAATATGCAGGACTGTTAGCGATACAAGATTACCATAGGAGTAACGGTGATAAAACGAGAAACGTTTGCCTTATACCTGAAAGTGCTCATGGAACTAATCCTGCGAGTGCTGTCATGGCGGGCATGAAAATTATTCCTATCAAATGTGATGAGGATGGAAATATTGATATTAAAGACCTAGAGAAACAGGCAATTATGAATACTTTTGAGTTGTCTTGCTTAATGATTACATACCCATCAACTCATGGTGTATTTGAAACTAATATTAGGGATATATGTAAAATTATACATGACAATGGTGGTCAGGTATATCTTGACGGTGCAAACTTAAATGCACAAGTTGGACTTGCAAAACCATGCGACTATGGTGCAGATGTATGTCATATGAATTTACATAAGACATTTTGTATTCCTCATGGTGGTGGAGGCCCCGGTGTTGGCCCGATTGGTGTTGCAGAACATCTTGCACCCTTTATGAATCAAAGAGTGTCAGCAGCAGTTCAAGGTAGTGCATCCATACTTCCTATAAGTTGGATGTATATTCGTATGATGGGTGGCGATGGATTAAGAAAAGCAAGTGAAGTGTCATTACTATCTGCAAATTGGTTAGCACATAAGATAGATGATTCATTTAAAGTATTGTACAAAGGTGCAAACGGTAGAGTTGCACATGAGTGCATTTTTGATGTTCGATCAATGCCAGTAACAGCAGAAGATGTAGCAAAGAGATTAATGGATTATGGTTTTCATGCTCCAACACTTTCATGGCCTGTCATGAACACTATGATGGTAGAACCAACTGAAAGTGAATCACTTGATGAACTTAAGAGATTTGTCGAAGCAATGGATCTGATCCGAATAGAAATCTTTAAGGATAAGAATATCTTAAAAAACGCACCACATACTGCAAGGGTTGTCACTCAATCTGATTGGGTGTATAATTATACTCGTGAGCAAGCAGCATTTCCAGTAAATCAAACTAATAAATTCTGGCCTGCTGTATCAAGAATAGACAATGTTTATGGGGATCGTAATCTTGTTTGCTCTTGTGCAAATTATTTTGATAATGAAACTGATGGAATTAAAAGATTGGTTGAACTCGATTAACCTTAATAAGAAAAACATGATTGATGAAGATCCATCAGTCGAAAAAGAATATCCTCCATTCATAATTAATAAGTGTTTATCAGGGCATCTTGACACGGTAATGTTTGCAAATGAAATGAATAAGTATCCATTTCTACCAAAGAAAATGCAACATGACTTTTTTATACATATAGTGAGGAAGAAGAAAAGATTCTCTCCTTGGTTGCGTAAAGACAAGATCAATGACCTTGATACTGTCAAAACATACTATGAATGTAGTAATGCTAAAGCGGAACAGATTTTAAAGATTCTTACAAAAGAACAACTGAACTTTATTAAATCTAAACTTGATATTGGAGGAAGACAATGAGCGTTCTTAAGGAACCTGAAGTGAATTGGGATCCTAACCAGATGGTTGAGGTAACATTAAATGAACCAGATGATTTTCTCAAGGTGAGAGAAACACTGACTCGTATCGGTGTCGCATCAAGGAAAGAAAAGAAAATATATCAGTCTTGCCATATTCTACATAAGCAAGGTAGATATTTTTTAGTACACTTCAAAGAATTATTTGCATTAGATGGAAAGCATGCAAATCTTACATCTAATGATGT